GAAAAAACACACTATTCCAATATATGCATATTTTTTCAAGATAAATTTCCGTGAAAATGCGTTTTTATCTGTCAATAGTGTAAAAAGCAAGTCGAAATAAGGAGGTTGCTTGACAGATGAAAGAAAATGACATCGTAAAAGCCATCTTGAAATACTTAAAAACCGTACCGCGCTGTTTTTCTTGGAAGGAACACGGCGGTATGTACGGCACAGCCGGTATTCCCGATATTATTGCCTGTATTGATGGCGGATTTTATGCTTTTGAAGTGAAAACCGATACCGGCAAAACCACCGCTCTCCAGGATGCCACTATTCGCAAGATACTCGCTGCCGGAGGAACGGCTATGGTAGTTAGGTCCGTGGATGAAGTTCGCAACATCGTGGAAGGCACTATCCTCGGCTATGGGATATGCAAACACTGCGGACAATTCTTCGAGAAAACAGGTTCTCGGCAGATATACTGCCATAACGAAGAATGCCAACGAGCAAGAAACGCTAAAAATCAGCGGAATCATCGCAAGCAAAAAACCACTTAACACAACGCTTTACAACGCACCTACGCTTTCAATGCCTCACTGTGAATATCACGTTGGAGGTACTGAATATGACCGCTAAAGAATTCCTTTCCCAGGCTCGTTACCTCGATATGAGGATTAACAGCAAAGTCGAACAAATCGACTCCCTTAACGACCTTGCAACCAAATGCACCTCGACTTTAACCGGGATGCCGCACAACCCCTCTCCAAGCACCTCTCTTATGGCAGATGCCGTTTGCAAGATTGTAGACCTGCAAGAAGAACTCGGCCGTGATGTCCAGGAACTGGTTGAGCTCAAACGCCGTATTTCAACGCTCATCAAATCCGTGCCGAACCACGAGCAGCAAACCCTCCTGGAAAAGCGTTATCTTTGCTTCCAAACTTGGGAGAAGATTGCCGTAGATATGAGCTTCAGTATGCAGTACGCATTCCGTATCCACGACAAGGCTATGGAAGAAATTGAAGCTTTTTTGCAAAGTGGAGAGTTAAGTTGATAGAAGTTGATACGGCTCTTATGATATAATTATAATGGACAAAGAGAATACAGAAAGCCTTCGTGGGGACTCCCTGCGAGGGCTTTTCTTATGCCCAGTGAAAGGAGGAATTGTATGGGTTACCGCAAGGTTGGCTACCTTGAACAGCTATGGTACATCCTCAAATACAAGTTGGGTGAACTGTTCCGTAGGAGGTGAAAGAATGCCGAAGAAACCCAAGCGACCGTGTTCCCACCCCGGCTGTCCCAAGCTGACCGATGGTAGGTTCTGTGAAGAACACGCCAAGGCGGAAGCCAAGCGGTACGAGATGTATGACCGCGACCCTGCAGTACGCAAGCGTTATGGTCGTGCGTGGAAACGTATCCGTGACAGCTATGTGGAACAGCACCCGCTGTGTGAACAGTGCGAGGCAAACGGACTACTCGTTCCTACCGCAGAGGTTCATCATAAAAAACCATTATCAGAAGGTGGAACACACAGCCGAGACAATTTGATTGCTCTCTGCAAATCCTGTCACGCAAAAATTCACGCAGACCGTGGCGACCGCTGGCACGACCACTAACCCGGTGGGGGTATCAAAATCTCTACAGCTTTTATCTCGTGCAACGGGCGTGGGGTGTCGTGTTAAAAAATCGGAAATCAAACGGGGTATTAACCCCCAGGAGGTGATTTTATGGCAAAAGACGGAACTGCACGTGGTGGTTCCAGGGTTGGTTCCGGTAGAAAACCCAAGGCTCTTGTAGATAAAATTGCCGACGGAAGACTCGATGGCGCGATGGTTTTACCTACACCTACAGAAATAGAAGGTGTAGAAGTCCCGCCCGTTAAGGAGTATTTGAAGGCAAAACAGAAAAGCGGCAAAGACCTCTGTGCCGAAGAGGTATATCGTGATACCTATGCGTGGTTAAAAGCTCGTGGCTGCGAACGGTTAGTAAACAACCAGCTTATCGAGCAATACGCAATGAGTGTCAGCCGTTGGATTCAGTGCGAGGAATGTATCTCCGAATACGGCTTCCTTGCAAAGCATCCCACTACAGGAAATGCAATCGCATCTCCGTATGTCGCAATGAGCCAGACCTATATGAAACAGGTCAACCAGGTTTGGTATCAAATCTACCAAATCGTCAAAGAAAACTGTGCTGTGGAGTATGGCGGCACATCTCCGCAGGATGATCTCATGGAGCGGTTGCTCTCCGCTCGGAAAGGAAACTAATATGTTTGAAAAAGTAAATCCCGCTCACCCTGACAAGGTGGCTGACAGAATTGCCGGTGCCATTGTTGACCTGGCTTACGTTGTTGATGAAAACCCCAAGGTGGCTGTCGAAGTCCTCATCGGTCACGGCACCTGCCACGCAATTATTGAAACAACCGCTGCCATCGATAAAGTGGATGTTGCAAAAGCCATCCACCGCATCGGTGGCAATCTTATGTGCAACATCGTTATCGTTCCCCAGGATAAGCACCTTGCCCGTAACCAGGAGGATGCCATTCGCTGCGGTGATAACGGTATCTTCAAAGGAATGCCCGTCACCAAAGAACAGAACGAACTGTCTGTTTTTGCGAGAGACCTTTTTGAAAAGTACCCCTTTGATGGCAAGTTTATCTTAAATAATGACAGATTGATTATCTGCCAAAGCAACGCAAACAAGGATGACCTTCAGCGTGCTTTCCCCAATGCCGAAATCAATCCGCTCGGCGATTGGACCGGCGGCACGGATGTTGATACTGGTGCTACCAACAGAAAGCTCGGCAGTGATATGGCCGACTCCGTTACTGGTGGCGGACTTCACGGCAAAGACCTCTCCAAGGCTGATGTCAGCGTGAACATTTACGCCTGGCTGCTTGCCCAGCATTACAATGCTCCCGTTGAGTTCTGCTGCGCCATCGGGGATGATACCGTTGGTGGTGTTCCGTATTCCAATATTGTGGAAACCGCAAGAAACTACATCCATTCTCTCGGTGGCTTTGAGAAGTTTGCGGAATGGGGGTTGGTTTAATGTTAATTGAAAACAAAAAACTGACCGACCTTGTTCCTGCGGACTATAACCCCCGTAAGGATTTGAAACCCGGTGACGATGAATACGAAAAGCTGAAACGCTCCATTGAGCAGTTCGGTATGGTCCAGCCGGTCATTTGGAATAAAACTACGGGGCGCGTAGTCGGTGGCCATCAGCGTTTGAAGGTTCTTGCTGATATGGGCTACACCGAGACCGAGTGTGTTGTAGTCGAAATGGACGAGGCACAGGAAAAGGCACTCAACATCGCTCTCAACAAAATCAGCGGTGATTGGGATAAGGACAAGTTGGCTCTGCTCATTTCTGATTTGCAGGGCGAAGATTTTGATGTAACCCTCACGGGTTTTGACCCCCGTGAAATTGATGACCTTTTCAAGGCAACGCTCCAGGAAGGTGTCAAAGAAGATGATTTTGATGTTGAGGCTGAACTTCAAAAGCCTACCTTCTCCAAAGCGGGTGACCTTTGGATGCTCGGCAGACACCGTCTTGTTTGCGGTGACAGCACCAAGGAAGAAACCTTTGACCTTCTGATGAATGGTGTCAAGGCGAACCTCGTTATTACCGACCCGCCTTACAACGTCAATTACGAAGGCTCTGCTGGTAAAATTAAGAACGATAATATGGAGAACACCGCATTTTACGATTTTCTCCTGGCGGCTTTCCAGAACACCGAAGGTGCTATGGCTGCCGATGCCTCTATCTACGTATTTCACGCAGATACCGAGGGACTTAACTTCCGCAAGGCTTTTGTCGATGCGGGTTTTTATTTATCCGGCACTTGCATTTGGAAAAAGCAATCCCTGGTGCTTGGTCGTTCTCCGTATCAGTGGCAGCACGAACCCGTTCTCTTCGGGTGGAAGAAGAAAGGTAAACACCAGTGGTACACCGGCCGTAAGGAATCCACCATTTGGGAGTTCGACAAACCCAAGAAGAACGGCGACCATCCTACGATGAAACCGATTCCGCTTTTGGCTTATCCCATTATGAATTCCTCTATGAGCAACACGGTTGTGCTTGACCCCTTCGGTGGTTCCGGCAGTACCTTGATTGCTTGTGAACAGACAGAACGCATTTGCCACACCATCGAGCTTGATGAGAAGTTCTGCGATGTAATCGTAAAGCGTTACATTGAGCAGGTTGGATCTTCCAAAGATGTAAAGGTTCAGCGTGATGGCTTGACTTACAGCTTTGATGAAGTTGGAGGTGCAAATGAATAAATTGACGCTCGGCAGCTTATTTGACGGCTCGGGCGGTTTTCCTTTAGGCGGCTTGCTTTCCGGTATTACCCCTGTGTGGGCATCGGAAATCGAGCCGTTTCCTATTAGGGTTACCACCAAGCGGCTGCCCTTTATGAAACACTACGGTGATATTTCCACTATGGATGGCGGGAAGATTGACCCCGTGGACATTATCACCTTCGGCTCGCCTTGCACCGATATGTCGGTGGCGG